CGTGGTCGCAATAACGGTGAACGTCTCTCGTTGCTCGTCGCTGATACGCGACTTGTCGTTCCAGTCAGCCTTACATAGGTATGCCCATTCCCACGGTGGTTGTGTTGCGACTTCACGACACTCTAGCGCTGTGTCAGTGTAACTGGTGAGCACTGTCCAGAGAGACAGCGCTACGTTCACTCTTCGATCGGATCTGGCGGCGCAGGTGGTGATGTGAAGATGTCTAGTGCTGGGTCATAGAGGTCACCGATGCCAGCGTACTTGGAACGGAATGAACCTGAATAACTTGTTTGTTTCCATTCACCTGCAAGTCCTAGTGATGCGATGAACGCCTGACCGATGGATTCGCTGGCAGGGAAGTCGCCACCATCGCAGTCGTCGTTGGATACGACGATGACACGCTGAACGACACCATTAGAAACTTCTGCGAAGTGCGCCACGATTAGACCTTGAACCTGACATAGATGATTCCTGAACCGCCGTTACCGCCATTTGTGATAGTTGAACCACCGCCGCTGCCGCCGCCGCCGCTAGCCGTGTTTGCTGATGCAGCACTACCTGCGGCGTAACTGCCACCAGCACCACCAATGGATGAGCCACCAGCACCACCCGTTGTGTATCCACCACCACCGCCGCCGCCACCTTTCAGCAACGCAGAACCGCCGATAAAAGCCGACACATCAAAACCTGCACCGCCAGCACCACCCGTGACAGAACCACCATTGGCTACACCAACAGCAGTTGTTCCACCACCGCCACCGCCGCCACGATTATCACCGTTATCACCATTGCCACCAGCAAAACCTTGCAACGATGGAAACATACTTGTTGCACCTGCGTGAAAGTTGGCTTGCGATGTTCCAACGCCACCGCCACCGCCACCGCAACCGCCACGCGAAGGTGCTTGCAAACTATTGCCATCCCAACCAGCACCCCTACCGCCGCCAGCCGCACCAACCTCAGCGATACTGCTACCAGAACCCTCAAATGACAAAGCAGACAGAGAAGTTCCACCAGAACCGCCACCGCCAATAGTTACTGTTGCGTTGGCACTTAGGTAAATCGTTTGCTGAACTTTGCCACCAGCACCACCACCGCCAGCAGAAATCGTAGTGCGACCAGCACCACCACCACCGCCAGCACCGAACGCAAGCACATCAAACAAACCAGCCTTCGTCACCGTCAAAGTACCCGATGCAGTAAAAGTCAAATACTCGTAATTGACACCGCTAATCGTTACCGCTGTTGGTGAACCAACACCGCCCGTAGCAGTGCCGTATGTTTCAACAAAAGATGTTTGTTGCGTCAACGACGACACATACCCAAGTTGACGGCGAGCCGTACCCATCGGCTAAACCTCAGACCGCAATACGATTGACGAATCCGTACACCACAACAACATCAGCAGTCGCAGCAAACGCACGCACAACCTTAGCAGTCGCATTACCCTGCAACAACAAACCAGGAACAATCGTCACAAGACCAGCCTCGGGTAGAACCGTCAACTCAATGTCATTGTCAACAGCAGTCGTTCCACCGAACTGAAGCGTCAACTTCACCGACGAACCAGAAGTGTTCACCGCATACAACCATACTTCATCAATGGTTGTAACAGTCGTTGAAGCAGTGTGGATTGCGGTACCAGTTCCACTGGTCGCCGCAACCTTAATGCCCAAACCAGTACCAGTGCTACCAGCAGGCTGAAGGGCGAGTTTTGTAAAAGTTGCCATATCTACTCCTAAGGGGATTTGTTCCTTTTATGAAAATACTGCGTTTACTATAATGTTCTCAGCGTCATCAAAGGAAACCGCAGGAGCCATAGCCCCCACAGCACCCGAAAACGCATCAGAACCAACAATAAACTCCACAAGTTCCGACAACGAAATCTTTTTCGTTGTCGTTGCACTGATGTCTACGACTGGCAGAACATCTGCCGCATCGGCAGTAATTCCCGTCAAAGCAGTCAGTTGCGAAATTTTTAGGTCAGACATTACCAGCCTCCAAAAGCATAAAAGACCCGTCCTCTAAAAGCAGGTCGTTCCCATTCTCCAATTCCATATTCGCCACCACATAATCAGGGTCAGACCAATACTCCAAAGCAGCATCAGACCAAGTCTTAGCAGCAGGGACAACCGCAGCATAATACTCATATGAACCCAAACGAGGCGACAGATTCTCTGCGTGCAACAAATCCCCCAAGGTCGGAGCAACCGTAGGGTGCAACGCCTTTAGGGCGGTGAACATCGCATCGTTGATTGTAGTAGCCATATGCCTACTATTGTGCGTCTGGTTCCTTAGAGCGTTCCGCTCGCAACACCCGAGCCTCCTGTTGGATAAGTGCATCCAGTTCTGCATCCGACAATTCGGCAATAGACTGGGTATGTTCCACCTTGATTTGGGTAGGTGCCAAACGGTTAGTAGCCTGAAGGTACAGTTGTGCGGCTTTGTTGTCTCCGTTCAACCCAGCCTCGTATAATGAGTCCAGCAACCTTTGGGTTCGCTCAGGCGAACCCTGAAGTTCCGCAACACGCTTTTCCCACTCCGCCTTAAAGGCAGGTTTCTTATCCCAGCGACGGAGCGTAGACGAATCTAAACCGTTTTGGTCTGCGAACTCTTGTTTGGTTTCTGGGGTGCGGAAGGGTGCTGGTGTTAATAGCCATTGCAAGTATTTTTCTTGCCGTGTGTCTAGGTCGTCTGTCATCGCTATTGGTATTGTAGTTCCTTGACCACTGTAAGTGGTGGACTGGTCACTGTCCGTGAGGGAACGGGGGAGGGGGATTATAGGGGGAGGGGGTAAGGTGGAAACTGATAGTTTCCGCCGAGGCGTTAGCCGTAGGCGGAGACAAGCCACTAGGATGGGGTTAAGGTGATTACTGGATTCTTTAAGGTGCTAGCGGGTCTGGTTATTGGGACTATTGGTGCGGGTGTTTTGTTGTCGTTGGCGTTGTGGCATCTGGTTCGTGAGATTGACCGTGTAGACTCTGCTAATGATGAGTAAACCTACTAGTGGACTTAGGAATTGGGATTTGGTTTTGGTGGAGTGGCAGGATGCTTTTGATGCGGCTGCTGGTTGGCATGACCAAGAGAACTATAAAGAAAAAGAAGTCCTAATTAAGAGTGTTGGCTATTATTGGGCTACGCCCAATATGGATGGGTATATGGTGTTGGCGGCTACCCGTGGTATCGGTCAAGTTTCGCAGGTGACTCATATTCCATTGGGTATGATAAAATCGGTAACGAAACTACACGCAAGGAGTAAACCGAAATGAAAAAACCAGCCAAAGTCCGCAAAGTCATGGGCGAATACAAACGAGGGACCCTAAAGAGTTCGTCTGGTTCTAAGGTAAAGTCTCGTAAGCAGGCGGTTGCTATTGCAATGTCTGAAGCAGGAATGAAGCGCAACAAGAAAGATGACGACAAGGGGCGTGGCAACAAGCGTAGTGTTTCTCCACAAGCCGCATTGTATGTTGAGTTGAAGCCCAAGAAAAATGTTCGTATGGCTGCTGATGAATGGGAAAGGGTTATCGGTTCCAATCGTATGGGCAAACCACGAAATCAGGCTAAAGCATATCGTGGTTCTTTAACAACTGGTGGTTCTGGTGACCCTACGAAAAAGCGTCGTCGTGGACGACCAGTAGCATGAGTTACAGTAACAAAGGGATGCGTGAACGCATCAAAAACCGTATCATGGCAGGAACAAAAGGCGGTAAAGCGGGACAATGGTCAGCCCGAAAAGCCCAACTACTAGCGTTAGAATACAAAAAGGCTGGTGGCAAATATACGGGACCCAAGACCAGCAAACAGAAGTCGCTGTCAAAGTGGACTGCAGAAAAGTGGACGACATCAGATGGAAAACCTGCTATTAGAAACACAGGCACGACACGCTATTTGCCTAAGAAGGCGTGGGATAAACTGTCGCCAGCAGAGAAGTCGGCTACAAATCGCAAGAAACTACAAGGCAGCCGAAAAGGTCGCCAGTTTGTTGCGAACACTAAAGCAGCAAAAACAGCAGGACGACAAGTCCGCAGGAGCAAACCATGAACAAGCGTGACCCACGACTACAACGGGCAGGAGTCTCAGGCTACAATAAGCCAAAACGAACTCCGTCACACCCAACGAAGTCTCATATCGTCGTCGCCCGTAGTGGCGGACAAGTAAAAACGATTCGGTTCGGACAACAAGGTGTCCGAACCAACCAAACCGCTGGGCAAAGACAAGCCTTTAAGTCACGGCATCGTAAAAACATTGCCCGAGGACCACTAAGTGCAGCGTATTGGGCAGACCGAGTAAAATGGTCGCCGTCAAAGACGGCGCAACCACGCAACAAGCGTTGGGTCAAAGGCTCCTAGTTCACCACCACCCAACATCGGAAATGTGACCCCAGTCACACCGAGTTTATAAATTTTCACAATCTGGCTATGGAGCCTCATACATAAACACGCAGGCACGGGCGTGCCCCCTCATGCCCCCCCTAGGCGTGTGTGGCAGGTGTGCCGTTCATGCCCCGATTATAGTATAAATCCGCCCATAATCCACCCCACCAAACATTTGTTCGCTTGACAGCCATGGTAACACGCAAGGGCGCGCAAGCGTGTAGGGCGACGGCTCCGAAACCGATTGTGTGCGCTTGTGAAATCGGCATTTTGCTGACTTGTGCGCCCGCATAAAGTACCGTGCGTGCATTATGCTCGTGTGGTACTGCGTCATGCGCATGGATTCCCGTAGGGAATCTTGGAAATTATTTTGTATAATGTTTTGCGGCTAATTCCTGTGCATTATGCGTGGGATTAGCCATAGGTGTGCGCATGGTCAGAACTTGCAATCGGTTTGGCGGTGTGCTTATAGTGTTTGGCATCGTCAATCGGATGGCGAGGTTGCCACACGGCACTCACCGATTCACGGGACTCACCCAAATAGCGGTGGGGCTGAACGGACGGTGGCGATTACGCCCCGATTCGTCAGTGCCCCAAAGCAATCACGAGACATGACGCTCGGTGAAGGGGTAGCGTTGCCAAGGTGCTTAGGTACCGATACGGTCATACCGTGGCAACGAACGAGTACCGTGGGTTACCTGAATCGGTCACGGCTCGTAATGGGAGCGGTCACAATTGCGTTGCATTGTGCCGTATCGGGAGTATGGTCTACTAGCCCACATTGTGGGTGGTCTGAGTGTGACAACGATGCGGAGACAATGCAAGTGCAGTGTGGTCGTTGGGTGTATCCATCGCAACACGGTTGCAGATGGCACGCTGCTAGGTTGCATGGGCACGATTTCGGCGTGTCTGTGCACCATCGGGTGGGGAGGATTAGACTGCCCACACCTGAGAGGGTTGGTATGTGCGTCCCATAATCTACGATTATGGGCATAGGCACGCTTGTCGGTGCGAGTCCGACACCATCCGCTATGCTACCGTTGGTAGCAGAAACACAACACAACACAACCTAGGAGGTTGAGATGACACGAAAAGATTATGTGGCGATAGCCAATGCCGTTGCGGATGTGCTGAAAACTTGCGAGGTGGATTCGGCAGAATCCACGGCGGTTGAGTTTTTGGCAACGAAGTTGGCGGATGTCTGCCAATCCGACAATGCCCGTTTTGACCGTGAGAAGTTTCTCACGGCTTGCGGTCTCTAATCGGTACGATTAGGACGAAACATCGGGACTAGTGTCCCGATGTCACACCGTGTAACGGTGTCTGATGAGTCCAGTCCGACTACACAACCTCAGGAGGTTGAGATTATGCCAGCACAGAAAGCCCGTCGTATCTTAGGATACGACAAGTCAACACAAATGGTGACCTTACAAGGTCACTTCGGTGGTACGACCCAACTACCGTTGGGTTCGTTGCCGAAGTCCGAAGTCATCGCCGTTGCCAAGTTCATTGGCATTCGGTTCGTCGGTAAGAATCCGATGGCGATGGAATTGGCGACCATTCACAATGCTATTGTGAATGGTGTCCGAACTGTCCACTATGTGGAGAAGTCAACACCTAAGCCGTCAGTGACTCCGTCACCGACACCAGTCCCCACAACTCCTAAGGAGGAGACACCAATGCCCCAACCCAAGCCACAATCCAAGCCCCAATCCCCTATGGGATTGGAGGAGATGGTTCGCCACATCGCTAGCGATGTCGTGAACACTGCCCTAGATGGCTACGAGGGTGGCGTGAATTCGGACGAAGTCCGAACAATCGTCAATCCGATTATGGATGGGTTCCGTCACGAAGTGACTGAACTTGTGAAGTCCGTCAAGCCGATTGTGAATACAATCGTCGTCAAGGACAAGCCTGCCAAGCCGATGACTGGTGTGCAACACTTCGTGTTCCCCAAGGTTCTCGGGGCAATCTCCCAAGGTGTCCACTTGTGGCTAGTCGGGCCAGCGGGCACTGGCAAGTCCACCATTGGTGAGCAAGTCGCCGAGGCGTTG